TGTAGTGAAACATTCCAGGCGTTTTTACTTCTATGACCATTATAAGTTTTCATTTTTTTATAGTCCCTTCATTATTTAAAAGTTTTTGTTATTTCTTTTTGGAAAGCCCAACAAATATACATCAAGCCATTTATAAAAAATATAAACATCATTGGATATATTATTAAACCTTGAAATATATTAATATTAAAGCTTACTTCTATTAACATTGTTGCAAGTGCATAAACACACCAAAAACAACTCAATGAAAAAAGAGTTAAAAAGATTTTTAATTTAGTCCCTACCATAATAAAAAAAAAGGGAAGGTTGTTAGCCTTCCCTTTTCCCTTCTATTTATCAGTTAAAAATTCAAGAGCAATTGAAGTGATTTCTTTTACTCTATATTCATCGTAAGTTTCTTGACCAAATTTTGTACAAAATAAATCTTTGTCAAATCTTTTACTGTTTGATTCTTTACGATTTAAAATGCAATTCCCTTTTTTTGGGATTACAAAACTTACTTTATCAATTTTATGATAATCAAGAGTTTCAATAACCTGAGCTTTTGTTTGCTTAGCAATTAAAGCCCATTTTTTAGCCATTGTTTGTGCATGAAAAGCATCTATCATTAATTGAGTTTCATCGTTGGTTAGAAACTCATGTTGATAATTATACTTTGCTTTTTTTAATTGAGCCATTTTTTTTCCTTTCGTTAAGTTAATATTAATGGTTCACTTATTATATTATATGATAATAAGATAATGTCAAATAAAAAAATAATAAATAAAATAAAAAAAGATGTTGACACCTATCTTATTATATCCTACTATAATAATGTCATTAATATTAACTTAACGAAAGGATTAAAAAATGATAGATGAAAGATTAAAAACAAGTGCTTGGATGGACTTTTCTTGGAAAGTTATTCAAAGTGTTTCTGACCCAGTACACAGATATTCTTTAAATCAAGATTGGAATGCACTGGCTGAAAAATTAAAAGAAACGAAGTAGTTAAAAAAATAATAAGATAGGTGTTGACACCTATCTTATTATATCCTATTATAATAATGTCATTAATATTAACTCAACGAAAGGCTTAAAAAATGACAGATAAAAAAGTTAAAGTTTATTATAACTTACATAAGAAGTGTTACTCAATCGTTTCTCTTGAAAAAGAGAACTACGGCAAAGTAATTAAATATAGCAATGATGTTCCTTTAATTGATGTACAATTTAAAGTTTCAGAAAAGCTTAGACAAAAAGTTTTAAAAGAAAAAAGAAAAAATGTACATGCTTATGTCGTAGGCACTCTAGTAAATGACTTTGAACTTAACACACCTATTAGGGTAGCTACCTATAATCCTTATAAATATAGTAGCTTTGTTGATGCATCTTCTAAGAAACCATTAGATAAAGCTAAACAAGTTTTACTTTCAAAAAGACATTTTGTTGATAACGATTTTAAGAAAGTGCATTTCAATGCAAGTCAGATATATTATGTAGCATAATTGTTTCACATGAAACAATTGTAGAGCACTAAGACCATACCATATCATAGCTTATTAACCCTTAGTAAGCTATGATATGGCGCTCTAGAAGGCTCATTTGCCGTTCTAACTACCCTTGAAGGTCAATTGACCTCAAGCACCCAGCCGGGCGGGGCGGTGTAACCTTTACCCCTAAAGGTTAAGTTAGATATATGTAAACATTGCAATTTTATTCTAAGTTTGTTTTAATGCATTTATGAAATCTGAACTAATGCCCACAGATAAGCTGAGGCTCGAAGTAGAGAGGCTCTGGATAAAACACATCAAACTTTGTCAAGATCATTTTTTATATTTTGTTCAAGAGATATGGCCTGATTTTATATGTAGAAAAGAACGTGAAAGAAAAAAGTGGGGCCATCACCAAATTATTGCAGATCAGTTTACACAAATTGCAACCAACAGAAAAGGAAGGCTCATTATAAATATGCCTCCACGACATACTAAATCTGAATTTGCTTCTGTCTATTTTCCTGCGTGGATCATTGGCAAGTATCCAAAATTAAAAATTATGCAAGTTTCCCACAACACAGAATTAGCCGTGAGGTTTGGTTCTAAGGTTCGTAACATTATTGATTCAAGGGAGTATAAACAAATTTTTGGTGACGTGAAACTGCGTGAGGACTCCAAGGCAAAAGGACGTTGGGAAACAAATCAAGGGGGCGAGTACTATGCTGCTGGAGTTGGAGCGAGTATCACGGGCCGTGGTGCGGATTTGTTGATTATAGATGACCCACACACGGAGCAAGATTCTATGTCAGATTCTGCGATGGAACGTGCGTATGACTGGTACACTTCGGGTCCTCGACAACGACTACAACCTGGAGGCTCAATATTGTTGGTTATGACGAGATGGGCAGAGGATGATTTGACGGGCAGATTATTGAAGGCTCAAACGGAGCCTAAAGCAGATACATGGAAACAGATTTCATTTCCCGCGATTCTCGATTCAGGGAACCCTGTTTGGCCAGAGTATTGGGAATTGTCAGAACTTGAAAAAATAAAAGCATCGGTACCGATTCGTAATTGGTCGGCTCAGTATATGCAAGAGCCTACTTCTGAGGAGGGTGCAATTTTAAAACGAGAGTGGTGGCAACCTTGGAAAGGGCAGATACCGAATTTGATGCATGTCATACAAAGTTATGATACTGCATTTTCAAAAAAGGAGACTGCTGATTATTCTGCGATTACCACTTGGGGTGTATTTTTTCCAGAAGAGGGTGGAGCGCCTCACATGATTTTATTAGATGCCATACGAGGTAAGTATGATTTTCCAGAATTGAAAGCAGTGGCTTTAGATGCTAATAAATATTGGGAACCAGAGACCATTATTATAGAGCAAAAAGCGAGTGGAGAACCTTTGACTCAAGAGTTTAGAAGAATGGGTATACCGGTGGTTCCGTTTGTGCCGAGTAAGGGCAACGATAAATACACCAGAGTGAATGCATGCGCTCCTGTGTTTGAGAGTGGGCAAGTGTGGTATCCTCATGGAGAAAAATTTGCAGATGATGTTATGGATGAATGCGCTTCGTTTCCGCATGGTGCAAATGATGATTATGTTGATTCTACTACCCAAGCTGTGTTAAGGTATCGCCAAGGGAACTTTATTGAGTTATACTCAGATTATGTAGATAACGAAGATTTACCCCCAAAGGAGTATTCATATTACTAATGTCAGAAGATGCAATAAAAAAAAAAGAAAAGTTTAAAATACTATCAGAGATGTTTGGTGGTCCTACTACCATGTCTGAACTTATTATGGGTAAGAAGAAGTCTAGAGGCAGACGCTTACAACATGAAGATATTGATCGGTTTCAATCAAAGTTTAGAAACTACAGAAAAGATTTTAGACCGCGAGATAAATATAATATTTTTGCAAAGAAAATTCCAAGTATACAATCAATAATAGAGAAGGAAGATAAACCTCTTAAATTGAAAAAGGGAGACTTCGTAACTGCAAAATGTAAACTCGGTAAGAATAAACCAACAAGGTTAAGTTAATGGCTGAAGAAAAAGATTTGGAGCAAGAAGAGGCTCAACAAGAACCTGTAGATTTTGAAATAGAAAACACAGAGGAAATGGCAGAGGCTCCTCAAGAGGCTCAAGTTGAAGAAGATGATTTTTATGCAAATCTTTCAGAAGATATGGATGAACGAGTTTTAACTTCTTTGGCGAATGAATTAATTTCAGAATATAAAAAAGATAGAGAGTCCCGAAGCGATTGGGAAAAGTCCTATACTTCTGGTTTAGATTTATTAGGATTTAAGTATAGTGAATCGGGTCAACCTTTTAAGGGAGCAAGTGGAGTGACTCATCCTTTGTTGTCTGAAGCCGTTACTCAATTTCAAGCACAAGCTTACAAAGAACTTCTTCCGAGTGATGGTCCAGTAAGAACGCATGTTGTTGGAGAAGTTTCTCCACAAAGAGAACAACAAGCGGATCGTGTAAAAGAATTTATGAATTATATGATTATGGAAAAGATGGAGGAGTACACTCCAGAATTTGATCAATTATTATTTTATCTACCTCTGGCAGGTTCATCTTTTAAAAAAATATATTATGACAGTATGCTCCAAAGAGCCGTGAGCAAATTTATACCGGCAGAAGATTTAGTGGTGCCGTATTATGCGACTGATTTAAATGACTGTGAGAGAATCACACATGTGGTCAAGATGACTGAGAATGATATTTTAAAAAAACAAAAGTCTGGTTTTTATAGAGATGTAAATGTTTCTCCTTCTGACGAAGATGATGAGATTCAGGATAAATATAATTCTATGGAGGGTGTAGAAAGAAACAGTCAGTATGATAGTCAGTATAATATTTTGGAGATGCATGTTGATTTGGACTTAGCAGAATATGAAGTTGACAATTCAGAAAAAAATGTAAAGGTTCCGTACATTGTTACGATTGACGAAGGCTCACAAGAAGTGTTAAGTATCTATCGTAATTTTGCTAGTGACGATCCAATTTTAAAACGTAAAGAATATTTTGTACATTACAAGTTTTTACCGGGTCTAGGGTTTTATGGCTTTGGTTTAATACATATGATTGGTGGTTTATCTAAAACGGCAACGGCTGCACTTCGCCAGCTTCTCGATGCAGGGACCTTGAGTAACTTACCTGCAGGATTTAAGTCAAGAGGACTTAGAATTAGAGATGATGACCAGCCTTTTCAACCCGGAGAGTTTAGAGATGTAGATGCTCCTGGTGGAAATATCAAAGATCAATTTCAATTACTGCCTTTTAAAGAGCCGAGTCCTACTTTATTTCAATTGTTAGGATTTGTAGTACAAGCGGGGCAACGATTTGCTTCAATTGCTGACATGGCGGTTGGAAATGACACTCAAAATCGAGCCGTGGGTACAACAGTGGCTCTCATGGAGCGCGGTTCAAGGGTCATGAGTGCGATTCATAAGCGTTGTTACTACTCAATGCGTCAAGAATTTAGACTTTTAGCTAAAGTTTTTGGAACATATCTACCTCCTTCGTATCCATATGCAGTTTATGGTGGAAATCGCATGATAAAAGTTGCAGATTTCAGTGAAGAGGTTGATGTTATCCCAGTTGCAGACCCTAATATTTTTTCTATGGCTCAAAGAGTGACATTAGCGCAGACTCAGTTACAAATTGCGCAGACAAATCCAGCCATGCACAATTTAAGAGAGGCTTATAGACGAGTTTATGAGTCATTGGGAACAAAACAGATAGATAATTTATTAAAACCAGAAACACCACCGATTCCAAAAGATCCTGGGATTGAAAATGCAGAAGCTTTACGAACTCAAGTGCCAAAAGCATACCCACAACAGAATCACGATGCGCATATTGCGAGTCATGCTGCTTTTATTAGGACACGAATGGTGCAAATTAACCCAGTGGTATATGCTTTACTTCAAGCGCACATATCAGAGCACATTTCTTTAAAAGCAAGAGCCCAGACTGTGGCATTAGTGCTTCAGAAACCAGAATTTTTAGAAATGCAGAAAAAAGATCCACAAAGATTTCAAATAGAGTTTGATTCGGCACTGGCGCAAAGAATTGCTGTATTGACTGTAGAGTTACAACAGGCAGAACAAGGAACTGAGAAACCAGACGAGTTAGTGTTATTGAAACAAAGAGAATTAGATTTAAAAGCGATGGACTTGCAACGAAAAGCGCAAGAATTTGCCGTTGAAGAACAAAGAAAAGGTCAAGAATTTGATGAGCGCCTTGATTTAGACAAAATGAAACGTGAAGATGCTGAAGAAGCGGGTAAGGACAGAATAAAAATTGGTGAAGAGAAGATAAACTTACAAAAAGAAAAGTTGAGGCAAGATGTTCAAAAAAGGTAAACGATTTGGAGCCCCTCCTATGAAAGGACCGCAACCTCAAGGTATGAATAGTGGTAGACTGGTTGAACCTAAACTCAAACAACGTCCAGTAAAAAAAATTCAAACTTTGCCATCGGGAAGAACAGAGAACAGAACAGAATACAGCAAAACAATTAAAACAAAAAAAGGTTTTACAAATGTTCCTTCCATTTATAATGGCAAAGAATTAAATGAAGAGGCATTGACAAAAATGTACAGTAAAACCAAAACAGATCCTTCAACCAATCGCAGAGTTAAAACCTATAAAACTGCAAAAGAAGCAGTTACTGCTGCTATAAGAAGAAGTAATCAAATTGTTAGAAGAAATAAAGGTGGTACAACTGATGGAGCTGAATTTGTAAAATTTTTTGGACAACAATTTAATCAAAACAAAGATAAAGTTTTGAAAGAAGCTGTCACAGGTCTTTTTAAAAGAGATTTTAAATCTCGTTTTAAGAACAGAATGAATCAAGCCTTTACTGATTTTGAAAAACAAAAAAAAGGGTCTTCTTATGGAAATAGTTTTGTAGGGTACACTCCTAGTAAAAAAGAAACAGGTATTACTACGAAAGAAACTATGGGTTTAAAAGTAGGTGGTATGGGTTGTCCTCATAGAGAGATGGGGGTCAAAAGTGACATTAAAGGTATTAGCCCCATACAGTTAAAAGGTAAAAAATTTATAGGAGTAAAATAATGATCGCAGAAAGTGTAATCGGTGTAGCCGGTAAAATTCTAGACAAGTTTGTCGAGGACAAAGATTTAAAAACAAAGATAGAAGGAGAGTTAAGAAAACAAACTTTGGCTCTATCTCAAGAACAAGCAAAAGCAAACACAGAACAAGCGAAACATCCATCGTTATTTGTTTCAGGAGCTAGACCTGCTATTATGTGGATTTGTGCTTTAGGTTTGTTTACTAATTTTTTTATATTACCTATTGCAGAATGGGCGTGTGCTATTTGGGCCCCTAGTGTTCAATTACCGAATCTTCAGACAGGTGAACTTATGTCTTTGACCCTTGCATTACTCGGATTAGGCGGCATGCGCAGCTTTGAAAAGAGTAAAGGGGTTGCAAGAAAAAATTTAAAAGAGTAAAATGATTTTGATTTGTTTAACTTTAACCGGAGAATGTTATGAATCTATGGTCACAACCAAAAATTACTGAAATATCAGTAGGACTAGAAATTAATTCTTACGCATGTGCGGAGAAGTAATTTGTTATATTTATATTGTTTTTATTTAAGTTAATTTAGGATAGGGTGTGTAGAGCACCCTATTTTTTTATGGCAAAAAAACAAACACAAGTTTCTTATAGTCCTTGTAAGAAGACAAGAAGAAGACACAAACCTTTAGGGTTTAGACATCGTAAAAAATTAGGGCCTAAGTCACATTTAAGAATATTTAAACATGCTTGATATTGATACAGTACAAAATATAAGACACTATATTAAGAAGAGATTAGCAGAAACAAAAGAGGATATTGTATACAGTATAGACACAATTGAAAAACTACAGTATGCTAAAGGCAAGCTCAGTGCATATGAATCACTGCTTCAGGATCTAAAAGACCTGCAAAAAAGAGAGGATATTTTCAATGAAGACATTGATAAAACCTGAACGATTCTCACAGGAAGATAATGAGGACGCAAATATTCCAAAAGGACCAAAAGAAATTGAGGAATATATAAAGAAACTACCCAATCCAGTTGGATACAGACTTTTAATCAGACCTTGGTCTGGTCACAAAAAAACAAAAGGCGGTATTCTACTCTCCGAACAAACTCAAGAAAACATTCAAATGACAACTGTTGTTGGTGTTGTAATCAAGATGGGTGATTTGTGCTATCAAGATAAAACAAAGTTTCCAACAGGCCCTTGGTGTAAAGAAGGTCAATTTATTGTCTATGGACGTTATGCAGGAGCACGATTTAAAACAAAATACGGAGAGCATCGCATTTTAAATGATGATGAAATTATTGGAACAATTGAAAAACCCGAGGATATCCTCGCATTATTTTAGGAGATAATAAATGGCCGAAGAAAACCTAGTTGAGTTGGATACAGATGACGTTAAAGAAGAAACTATATCCACACCTATTCAAGTAAAAGAAGAACCAGTTAAAACAGAAGAAGTGGATTTAGGGTACACAGACCCTATTCAAAAAAATGTTAAGGCTACTTCAAAAGAAGAAACCACCAAAGAAGAAACGACAACAGAAAAACCAAAAACAGAAAATTTAGAGGAAGTTACAACTTCTGTACAAAAAAGAATAGATAATCTTACAAGAAAATATAGAGAAGCAGAACGAAGAGAAAAAGCGGCTTTAGATTATGCAAAAGGATTACAAAAAAAATATTCAGACACTGACAAAAAACTACACTCAGTTGATGAAAATTATCTTAAAGAGTTTGAAGGGCGAGTAGACGCTCAAAGAGAACAAGTCAAAAACAATTTAAAAATTGCAATTGAAAATAATGATACTGATAAAATTATGGAAGCTAATGATGCTTTGACACGATTAGCTGTTGAAAAAGAAAAAGCTAAAATACATCAAGAACAAAGAAAAGAAAGAATAGAAACACAAAAACAAGAAGAAGAAAATAAACCTAAAGAGGTTGCGCAACCTCCACAACCTACGCCTTCTCCTGCTACACCTCGTGCAAAACAGTGGGCAGAAGAAAACAAATGGTTTGGAGATGATAAAGTTATGACCAATGCTGCTTTTGGAATTCATCAAGATTTAGTGGAGCAGGGGTTTGACGCGGAGTCAGAAGACTATTACAATGAAATTGACAAACAAGTAAGGGATTATTTTCCTCACAAGTTTGCTACTGAAAAGAAACCCGTACAAACTGTTGCCTCTGCGGGGCGTAAACAGGAAGGACGCAAAACAGTGAAGCTCACCCGCTCACAAGTGGCTATTGCCAAAAAACTAGGGGTGCCACTAGAAGAATACGCAAAATTCGTGAAGGAGTAAAAAAATGAATGAAAAAATAGAAAGAACCTCACGCGTGTCACAAGAGAATAAGCCAAAAAGGAATAAACCTTGGACACCACCATCAAGTTTAGATGCACCCCCTGCACCGAAAGGGTACAAGCACAGATGGATTAGAACTGAGTTTATGGGAGCCCAGGATACGGGTAATGTTTCAAAAAAACTCAGAGAAGGATGGGAATTTGTAAGATCCGAGGAGGTTATGAACCAACTTGGTGATCACGACTATCCAGTAATCCAGAATGGCAGTTACAAGGGGTTAATCGGGGTTGGTGGCCTTGTGTTGGCAAGGATACCTGAAGAAATTGTTGAGCAACGTAAAGAGTATTTTAAAAAAATAACCTCTGACCAAGTAAAAGCCGTTGATCAAGATATTCTTAGGGAACAACGACCAGAGATGCCTGTTAATGTTGATAGGCAGTCTCGTGTAACTTTTGGTGGTGGTCGTAAGTCATAGTTTTTTGATAAAAGCCATCGCGGTAAGTAATTGTTTAATAATAACGCCTAATTAAGGAGATTACATATGGCAAACGTAAGTGAAAAATTTGGTCTAAGACCTTATAAGTCACTCAATGGTGCTCCGTGGAATAACGCTCAGAATAGGTATACTATTGCAAGCAATTATGGTACAGCAATTTTCCAAGGTGACTTGGTAGTTCCAACTGCAGCAGGAAACATTGAAAGATATGATGTTACTGCAAGTAGTGGTGCTGTTAAACCCATAGGTGTGTTCAATGGTGTATTTTACACTGACCCTACTACGAAGAAACCAACTTTTAGTAACTATTATCCTGCTAATATTGTAGCTAGTGATATTGTTGCTAATGTGATTGATGATCCTAACACGTTGTTTTTAGTTGATTCAGACGAAGCTATGACAAGAGCAGGTCTGTTTATTGGTTACAAAACAACTAACGTAACAGGAAACACAGCAACCGGCATATCTAAAGTACAACTCGATACAAGTACTGCAGATTCTACTAATGCAATTCCATTGCAAGCAGTAGATATAAGCCAAGATGTTAACAATGAAGATACTGCCTCAGCAAATACAAATGTTGTGGTAAGAATTCAAAACCATTTTCTGAATCCGCCATCAGCGGCTGCAGATACTGGCGTATAGGGAGATAAAATATGGCTATTTCAAGATCACAATTGGTCAAAGAGTTAGAACCAGGTTTAAACGCTCTCTTTGGCTTAGAATACAATAAATACGAAAACGAACATGCAGAAATCTTCGCTACAGAAGCATCTGATAGAGCTTTTGAAGAAGAAGTAATGCTTACTGGTTTCGGAAGTGCTCCAGTTAAAAATGAAGGTGCAGCGGTTACATTTGACCAAGCATCTGAATCTTTTACTGCGAGATACACTCACGAAACTATTGCAATGGCATTTGCTATTACAGAAGAAGCAATTGAAGATAATTTGTACGACAGATTAGCTGCACGATACACAAGAGCACTTGCTCGTTCAATGGCAAACACTAAGCAGGTAAAAGCTGCTAACGTACTTAATAATGCCTTTAACTCTAGTTTTGCTGGAGGAGATGGTAAAGAATTATGTGCGACTGACCACCCAATTGCAACAGGTGGAACATTTGCTAATGAATTATCTGTAGCTGCAGATTTATCAGAGACTTCTTTAGAGCAGTCTATGATTGATATTGCTGCATTTGTAGATGAAAGAGGGTTAAAGATTGCTATGCAAGGAGCGAAGTTGGTTATACCAAAAGAACTTCAGTTCACTGCAGAAAGAATCTTAAAAACTCCACAAAGAGTTGGTACTGCAGATAATGACATAAACGCAATGGCTTCTATGGGAATGATCCCACAAGGCTATAGAGTCAATCATTATTTAACAGATACTGATGCTTTCTTCATTATGACGGATGCTCCTAACGGCATGAAAATGTTTGTTAGAAGTCCAATTAAAACTGCTGTTGAAGGTGACTTTGACACAGGTAACGTAAGATTTAAGGCAAGAGAGAGATATTCATTTGGTTTCTCTGATCCTAGAGGAATTTTTGGTTCTCCAGGAGCTGCTTAAATATTTTTTGTTAAAGTTAAGAAGGGGGACTTACGAGTCCCCTTTTTTATTGTATAATATATTTACCAAGATAATATTAATCGTAATGTAGACTGACTTGGCAGACAAACCTAGAGGACTACATTATATAGCTAGGAGAAAAAAATGGCAGGTGTACATTTTACAGGACCAATTCTTTTCGCAGGAAAAAACAATGAAAAGAAATGGTTTGAAAATTTACCAATTGATAAAAACCCAGACTATGTAGTTTATTTTGATGACTTTGATAGAATCGGATTTGATTCTAACACAGGTCACAGATGGACTGTTGTAAAAGATTCAGGCGCGTCCGTTGCGATTGCCGCAGATCAACTTAATGGTTTGGTAAATTTAAATTCAACAGCAACTACCGATAATGATGGAGCTTCTATTCAAAAGAATGAAATCTTTCAGGTACAAGCTAATAAAGATTTATGGTTTGAAACAAAAGTTAGAACTTCAGATGTAACACAAACAGACTTATGTTTTGGTTTCACAGTTAATTTTGCATCAAACCCTGAAGCTATGCTTGCAGCTGCAGATAGAATTGTGTTTCAAAAAGATGATGGAGATGCATCACTTCTTTGCAAAACTGAAAAAGATGGCACAGAAACTTCAACAGATTCTGGTATTGATATGACTAATGATACAGATGTTACATTAAGTATTCGTTGTCAAAGCACAGGTAAAGTTGATTTTTTTGTTAATAGAAATTTAGTTGCAACTCATACAGATAATATTCCCACTGATGAAATTTTAACAATAGCGGCATTGTCTTTATCAGGCGATGCATCTGGAACTAAAGTTACATCAATTGATTATATGTTTGCTGCATCTGATAGATAGGAGTAAATTATGGGTTTACAATTACAAGTCAAAACTTTTGTACCTGTAGCATCTTCCACTACGGCATTGGGGGTGGCTCAGACTGTATCAGGCGCGGCTAATTTCACCCTTACTTCTGCTGCAACAAGTGGCACTTATGCAAACGCTAATACTGCTCCAAAAGTATCCTTTACATCTAGTGGTAATATATCTGGTGTAAATTTTACTGTAACGGGCACAGATGTTAATGGAGATGCACAAAGTGAAGTTATAGCAGGACCAAATGCTACTACTGTGTTTACTACTTTGTTTTACAAAACAGTAAGTCAAGTAGCCACGGGGGCAAGTGTTGGAACTAATACTTCTATAGGTCACTCGAATCATGTGACAGGAGTGATTTTTGCCGGTAGAACGAGAGTCAAAGGAATGCAGATTACTACAGGTGGAACTATTGACACTATTGCATTTAAAAATACTTCACCAGCAGGAACAACTTTATTTTCTTTTTTAGTTGCTACAACAACTAAAGATTACATAGAGCCTTATATTCCTGACGATGGTATTTTGTTTAATGCAGGAGCTTATGTTGATATACCTGCAGGTTCTGCAGGAAGTGCAACAGTTTACTATGGATAATTATGTTTTAGATTTATTAGGTCTTAAAGCAGGAGGTATGCCTGCTCGTAATAAAAAAAATTACAGGCCTACTAAATCTGGAGCCGGAATGACTGCGGCAGGGGTTGCTTCTTATCGTAGAAAAAACCCTGGCTCTAAATTAAAAACTGCAGTCACTGGTAAAGTTAAAAAAGGCAGTAAATCTGCAAAAAGAAGAAAATCATTTTGTGCTCGTTCTGCGGGACAAGCTAGAATGCACAACATTAGTTGTAGAAAAACACCTAACAAAAGAATTTGTCAAGCAAGAAGGAGATGGAAATGCTAGATATGTTAAAAGATAAATGGGAAGTAATAAAAACTTACTTTAAAGATAATAGAGATTTTGTTATAATGGCACTATGTGTGTATGCAATACTATCTTTGATTTTTTAATAAGTGCGATATTTATATTTGTATTTATTATTATAGGTATTGTATTAGGCACCGGAGCTTTATTATATTATCCAATAGATAGGTTAAAACATGCAGTTATCAGCAAATTTTACTTTAGACGAAATGACAAAAAGTCAAACTGCCATAAGGTTAGGTATAAAAAACCAACCCTCTAAAGAAAATATAGAAAACCTTAGGCAACTTTGTGTTCATATATTACAACCTGTACGTTCTTTTTTTGCAAAGCCAGTTACCATCTCATCAGGTTTTAGAAGCCCTGAGTTAAGTGAAAAAATAGGGTCTTCATCAAAATCACAACACTGTAAAGGCATGGCTGCGGACATTGAAATTATGGGCACATCAAATAAAGAACTTGCAGACTGGATACACAGAAGTTGTAACTATGATCAATTAATTTTAGAGTTTCATGATATGGAAGAACCCAACTCTGGGTGGGTTCATGTTTCTTATCAGGGAGAGGAATGTAGGTTTCAATATTTACGAGCCTTTAAAGATGAAAATTTAAAAACAAGGTATATACCATGCCAATGACACGAGCTTCAATGAGCAAACAAATAACACTTGGCCCTTCTAAAAGAAAGAAGAAAAAGGTAGTGTCTAGAAAGAAGACAAAGAAGGTGGTAGTATAAACTATGTTATTAACAAAACACATCATACGATTTAAAGATGACTATTTAGTTAAGATCCCTAAACAGACTAATCGTGTTTGGGATTTATCTGAAAATCGTTGGGGGTACAAAAAAGCATGACCAAATTAATTAATGATATAGAAATAGAAAGACTACAGAGAAAAACATATAAAAGAAATCAAAGAAGATATTCAAATAGGCTTATGAAAGCATATTCAGCTAAAATAGAACAAGAAAAGAAGAATGCAAACAAATTTTTGTATGGTAAAGAAGAAGGCGCCAAAAAACTTAAAAAGAAAGGTTTTTCCATGGGTGGAATGGCTGATTATATAAAGGAGTTATTATGACAAAATTATGTCCAAGAGGCAAAGCGGCCGCAAAAAGAAAATTTAAAGTATATCCTTCTGCATATGCAAATGCTTATGCATCAAAAATCTGTGCAGGTAAAATTAAAGATCCAAGTGGTACTAAACGAAAAGATTTTAAAGGTCCTAAACCAGCTTCTGCTAATGTTGGCACATTTGCAGAGACTTCAGAAAATTCACAAAACAAAAGAGCAAAACCGAAGATTCAACCTAGAATGAGTAACAGTAAAAAATATAATACAGAAGCGAGAAGAAGAAAATATTCTACACAAGAGTTAACCGAAATGAGAGCGAAACAAGAAGCCAAACGCATGGAGTTAATGAGGCAGAGAATGTTAAAAAGAAATAGAACTTCTAAAAAAATGACAAAAATGTATTCAGAAGGTGGTTTTAACAATGTTAGTGGTCATGCTGTTACAGGTTCACCAATATCAGTTGATATAGATGGGGACATGTTAAGTAATCCTTCTGCATCAGATTATTATAAAGATTTATTATAATGGGTTTAAAAAAGTGGTTTGACGAAAAATGGGTAGACATAAGTTCTCCAAAAAAAGGAGGAGGTTACAAACAATGTGGTAGAAAAAACGCAGCTACCTCAAAAAGAAAGTATCCAAAATGTGTACCACAAGCAAAGGCTAATAGAATGAGTGAAAGTCAAAAAAGAAGTGCCATTACAAGAAAAAGAGCAAAGGCTCAAGGAGTTGGGGGTAAACCAACAAATGTAAAAACCTTTGCAAGAAATGGAGATTTAATTGTAAAGCCAAAACTTAAATTAAACAAACAAAAAAAAGGTGATCGCACTTTTACATACACAAGGCCGAGTTTAGAAGTTTTAAAAAAAAATAAAGTATTTCCTAATTTAGCAGCAGAAGTTTTTAAAGAATATGACGAAATGGAATCACCAAATTATAAAAGCAAAAGAAGAAAAAAAGGTGTATCTGCTAGTGTAGAAGGTAGGTATGGAGGGGTTAGAGGAAGTTATAGTAAAGACGCAAAAGGAAACACACAAAAAAAAATAGAAGCCGAATTAAAATTTGAATTTAACAAAGGTGGGTTGATGAAAACTTATTATAAAGGTATATTGTAATATGAGTAAAAAATTAAAAAATCCAAAAAAAGCTGATTTAAATAAAGATGGTAAATTATCTGGTTATGAAAAAAAACGAGGTATGGCTATTGAAAAATCTATGAATGTAAAAATGGGGTCTATGATTAGGGCTGCAAATGGTGAACTTATTCCTTATAGAAAATTTAAAGAAAAAAAGTTGGAGCAAAATTTTGAACAAGGAAAAAAAGATCCTTCAGGAAAATCTCTTAAAAACAAACCACCTGCAAAAGTAACAAGTAACGTGGATTTTGAATATAAAAAATCTATTAAAAATATAGATAAAATTCACAAAGCTGCAAAAAAAGCGATTGCTGAGTATCCAGAGAAAAAAAGAAAACATGATCGCATGATAATGCGACAGTTTAAGAAGGATATTCTAGCAGTAGACAAGGTTTCTAGAGCAGTGGGTAAGACTGTTCCTTTCGTTTCAAAAACTTTGGGTGCATTAGGATCTTTAGTACCAACTAAAATGGGTAATGCAGAACTTAAAAAAATAGAAAGAAAGAAATATGGTGGCTCTGTAGGTGTGAAAATGGCAAAGGGTGGCTTTAAAAAGAAAACACCAATATATTAGAGTGAATTATGGATAAAAAAAACAAACTTTTTTTTAAAACAAAAGATAAATTAAAACTTGAGGGTGACGCAAGAAACGATCCACACTTAAAAGATGGAGTTGAATATTTAGAAAGACATTCAGGTAAAACATCCAAAGAAATAGACAAAATGTCTTATAAAAAATTTAAAAAATTAATAAGAAAAGTGTTAGACCCTAAAGCAGGTTTGAAAAAAAGTGTTATAGGCGCAGCCCTTGCACCAACAGTAGCAGGATCTGCTGAATTAAAAGATATTAAACGTAAAAAATTTGGTGGTATGGCAATTCAAGGAGTTAAAGATCCAAATAAAATACACAGAAGTTAGGGTGAATTATGGCAACTTCAGGAACAACTACATTTGATCTAAATATTGATGATATTATTCAAGAGGCATATGAAAGATGTGGTGGACGTGTTAACAGTGGTGGAGATTTAAAATCAGCAAGAAGAAGTTTAAATATTCTTTTCTCAGAATGGGGAAATAGAGGAATTCATCTTTGGAAAGTAGAACTACAAGAACAACTATTAACCTCCGGAACAGCAACTTACACAGCACCTACGTCCACGAATGATGTTCTAGAAGCTTATATTTCTACTACTACTGGACAGACTGCAAGCACTACAGATGTGTCATTAACTAAAATATCAAGAAGTGAATATGCTGCTTTACCTAACAAAGGTTCAACTGGACAACCTTCTCAGTATTATATTGATAGGCAGACAACTCCAACAATAACACTTTATCAAACTCCAGATGCGTCAACATACACTTATGTAAAATATTATATATTAAAACGAATTGAGGATGTCGGAAGTTATACAAATACTGCTGACGTGGTTTTTAGGTTTATACCCTGTATGTGCGCAGGGTTAGCTTATTACTTAAGTATGAAAGTAAACCCCCAAATGACACAACAAAATAAATTAATTTACGAAGATGAATTGTCTAGAGCCCTCAATGAAGATGGGCAACGAACTTCTGTCTATGTAACCCCTCAAACCTACTTTCCTCAAGGAGTCTAATTATGGAAAACAAAAAAAAAGAATTACCAATTTACTTTAGAGAACTTAGAAATGAAATGCCCAGAGTAGCGGATGCCGCAAGATCCGTATACATGACTTTAAGTCCTAAAGGACAAAAAGCAATGATGTCTGATTATCAGAATCAACTTGCTTCTTATAGAAAAATGGATGATTCTGGTAAAACAAAATATCGTGGAGACATTACTTCTGAATATAATAAATATATGGCATACAAACCAGAAAAACAAAAATCTTATGTGGCTAAATATACTTCTCTTGTAGACGGAGGTATAGCAAGAGGAACTAAATTAGCAATAAGAGGTAAAGGATTCAAAGGAGTATTTTAAATGGCATATGCGCGTGGTAAACATTCTTTAGCAATATCCGATCGTTCTGGCATGGCTTTTCCCTATACAGAAATGGTAAAAGAATGGAATGGTTTACTTGTTCATAAATCTGAATTTGAAGCAAAGCATCCTCAAATAAGAAGAAAACATATTAAGGCAGATGCAATTGCTTTAGCCAACGCTAGACCTAGAGGTAAGGATAATACAAAAAATTTCTTATTATACACAAATGTTGATAAAGGTATATTAGGGACAGAGTTAACCAGTTTTTCTGCTACTACTGAAATTGGAACTGTAGAGGTATCTATCTCATGACAATAACGCACTCAACTTTTTTAACACAAATCAGAAATTTTGCAGAGGTTGATTCTAATGTTTTAACAGATTCTACTATTGATCAATTTATTAGAAATGTTGAACTTGATATTGCTGGAAAAGTTGATTACGATGATTTAAGAAAATATGCTACATCTACAACTGTAAGTGCGCAAAGATATATTAGTTTACCTGCAGATTTAATTTATTTACGTTCCGTACAAATTACAAATAGTGGCGAAAGAAGTTTTTTAGAAAAAAGAGATACAAGTTTTATATCAGAATTTAATGCATCTGATGCCTCGGGTATACCTAAATATTATGCAAATTGGGATGAGTTTACTATTGCTTTAGCGCCTGCTCCAAATGCAGCTTTTGTGATACAAATTAATTATATTATTGATCCACCACATTTTACATCATCTAATACAACATTTTTATCAAACTATCAGGAGAGTCTTTTATTGAACGGAGTTTTAGCAGAATGTTTTACATTTTTAAAAGGACCTATGGATATGTACAAATTGTATTTTGATAGGTATACTAATGATGTTCAGGCATTTGCTTTACAGCAAATGGGACAAAAACGAAGAGGGCAGTATGATGATGGTGTTCCAAGAATACCGATTCAATCACCCTCACCATAAATTAGGAGAACTATATGGCAATAACTACAAGTGTAATAACTAATTCATTTAAAAAAGAATTACTGGAGGGCACCCATAATTTTAAAGCCTCCGGTGGTAATTCTTTCAAACTGTCTCTTTATACAAGTAGTGCAACTCTTGGTAAATCAACTACAAGTTTTACAACGGATAATCAGGTAAGTAATACAGGTCAGTATACAAGTGGTGGTGGGGCTCTTACAAATGGGGGAACCTCTCTATCTACAAATACAGCTATTATTGATTTTGCTGATAGAAGTTTTACAGGAGTAACACTGACTGCACGAGGAGCTTTAATATATAACGATACTGCATCTGGCGATCCTGCTGTCGCAGTCTTAGATTTTGGTGGAGACAAATCAGCTTCATCAGGAACTTTTACAATTCAATTTCCTGCCTTTACTGCAAGCGCGGCTATACTTAGGATTACATAATGGCTTTTGTTGTAAATGACAGAGTAAAAGAAACTACGACTACAACAGGTACAGGGGCTGTTGCCCTTGGTGGTGCAGAAACTGGTTTTGATACATTTGCAGCGGGTATTGGCAACAGTAACACAACTTATTATTGTATTGCTCATCAAGCTAATGCAGAGTTTGAAGTTGGGTTTGGTACATTAGACGGAGACAGTTCCGATTTAACAAGAACGAGTGTAATCTCAAGTTCTAATAGTGATAGTGCCGTGAATTTTAGTGCCGGAACAAAAGATGTTTTTTGTACATTACCTGCAAGTAGAGCATTAGTATTGGATACAGCTACATCTGTTGGTTTACCGGCAAACACATCTGTAAATAATATAGATATAACTGCTTTATCAATAGCATTAGCATAGGAGAAAAAAATGGCAACAAACACATTTAAACTTGTAACTAATGCAGCAATGCCTGCTTCAGCAGGTACACCTTTAGCCTTGTATACTGTTCCAAGTAGTACAACGGCTGTGGTCATTGGTCTTTTGTTATGTAACATTGACACTTCTGCTAGAACAGCAAGTGTAAAAATAACGTCATCAACTTCTGGGGGTAATCCAAATTCAAACGAAGATGTATTTATAGCTAAGAATGTAAGTATACCTGCAGGTTCTTCATTAGAAATTATGTCAGGTAATAAAATTGTATTACAAACAACAGACGATGTATTAATTGATTGCGATGTAGCGTCAAAGATAGATGCTGCTTTAAGTATTATGGAGCTAGCGTAATATGCCCTATTTAGGTATTTCACCCGCACCTACTGGTAGCGTTAATACTGCCAATATGGCAGATAGTGCAGTATCTACTGCAAAAATAGCGGCAAATGCAGTTACGGGTGCAAAATTTAATGCAGATGTTATTAGTGGTCAAACAGAATTAGGAGTGGCTCCTGCGGACACAGACGAATTTTTATTGTCCGATGCTGGTGTAATTAAACGAATAGATTACTCTTTAATCAAGGCAACTTCATTTACATCAAGTGTGGCATTTAGAGCATGGAATAATAGTGATTTTAGTATTGCAAATACAACAACAACAGCATTACCATTTGGTAGTGAAGAATTTGATATAGGTAGTGATTTCGCTAGTAATGTATTTACTGCACCCTCTGATGGTAAGTATTTTTTCTATGCAAATTTATATATGTATGCAATAGGTACACAAAGATTTTCAGCTTATTTTAATCATACGATTGCTGGTGATGCTTCTTATACTGGACAACAATTATGGTCTGGCACAGGAAGTGTTGGTAGTGGAGCGGCAACCAGCGACCAAGCTATGACTGTTGCTTGTATCTTTCAAATGACACAAAATAGCACAATGGGAATGGCTATATATCATGATGCAGGTTCTTCAAAAAATCTTGCAGGTACATCAGATATTAAAACCACGAAAACAACATTTGGAGGATTTCAAATTGCCTAGTCTTGCAACCAAAGTAACTTTATATTTAAAAGCAAATTCTGTTACAACAATAGATTTTCTTAAAGATGTTATACTTCGTAATGATGGAAGTGGAGATTATATTGCTGAATGGAATATTGATTCAGTAGCAAAACCCTCAGACTCTCAATTATCTTCCTATGAAACTGCTGGTAACACAGAAGAAAAAAATCATGAAGTTAGAGAAACACGAAAAAGTTTATATGGAGATATTGGAGACCAACTTGATGAAATATATACTGATATTGATGCTTGGAAAGCAAGAATAAAAACTATTAAAGATGCAAACCCAAAGGAATAAACTATGCCTTATTTAGGAAAATTACCGACATCTGGAGCATTTCAAAAACTTGATGCTATCAGTACAGTTAATGCTCAAGCGGCTTATACAATGCAATTAGATGGAGCAAATTTTAGTCCAGAAAGTGCTAATCAAATGTTAGTTACTGTCAATGGTATATTACAAAGTCCTACCACAAACTATACAATATCTGGTTCAACGATTACCTTTACTTCTGCTTTGGTAACTGGAGATGTAATAAACAGCATCATAATTTTAGGCGATGTTTTAAATGTGGGAACTCCGTCAGATGCGACAGTTACCAATGCTAAGACAAACTTTGTATCTACATCAAGTGCGGCTGGTTTGTCAATTAAAGGTGATGGCACGACTGATGGTACTGTTCAACTTAATTGCTCACAAAATTCCCATGGGGTAAAGATTGCAAGTCCAGCTCATTCTGCTGGACAAGGATATACGATTAAATTGCCAACGGAGAATATTGCCGCAGATAAGATTATGAAAGTGGCTTCTATTACAGGAAGTGGTACAAGTGCAGTAGGACAATTAAGTTTTGTTGATACCCCAAGTGGTGGTTTACAGTTTTTAGCTACAAGTGGAACAATTAGTAGTGGTACTTCAGCAGTTGATTTTAACAGTAGTATTTTAACTACTACATATGGAGCATATATGTTTGTTTTTGAAGCAGTTTTTGATTCGGTTTCAAGTGGTTCAGAAAGCATAGTTGCGAGACTTTCAGCAGATAATGGAAGCACTATTCCCTCAAGTGGTTATAGAACAGCTAACTGGAGAGTAAACGAGGGTGGCACAACAAGTTATCGTTCAGAAGGAACAGTTGCTGAATTAAGACTAGGCAGAGCAAATGGTGTTTACCAAGGAAATGCCGCTGGAGAAGGTTTGTATGGAAAAATGTTTTTATATGACCCCACAACAAGTAGTATGCAAACCAGAATGGAATATCAATTTATAACTATTGCAGACAGAAACACAGGATATACTGATGAATCATTAACATTTCTAACTGGAGCATCTGCACAAAGTGAACCTTTGGCTACAAACTTTATTAGATTCTTTCCAAATAGTGGTACTTTTGAGGGTGGTGTTATTAGGTGTTACGGAATAGTAGATTCATAGGAGAAAATTATGACAGTTTTAAGAGCAAATAATAATACTTTATCAAGTGTAACTGCATTACCTTTTTCAACTGGTGGTCTAGTGTTTATATCTGGTGTTACATTATCAAATGTTGCATCAACTGCTTTTACTGGTATAGATAGCACATACGAAACATATATATTTATGTTAAATAATGTAGTGCCAGTTAGTGATGGTGTGCAATTATACATGAGAACATCAACAGATGGTGGTTCTAGTTACGATAGTGGTTCTAGTGATTATGATACCAGAAGCTGTGCTGTAAACAATGGTAATAGTTTTGAAGCTACTGGTTCAGTAGATTCTACTTTTATGGGTCTCAATCAAGGTTCTGTTAATATAGGTTCTGCTTCTGGAGAAGGAATTTCCTTAATACTGCAATTATACCAACCCTCTAATAGTTCACTTTTTACAACTATGTCTTATCAAGGAACAGCTATATATAGTGAGGGTTCAATGAGACCACAGTTTGGTTCTGGAGCAAGAATGGCAACAGCAGATGTAGATGCAGTTCAATTTTTATTCAGTTCTGGGAATTTAGAATCTGGTGAAATAAATATGTACGGAGTAGTTAAATCATAAAAAAGGAATAAGATATGGCAGTTTTAAGAGCAAATAATAATACTTTATCAAGTGTAACAGCATTACCTAGTGGTGTAGGAGGTGGTCTAGTGTTTTTAAACTCAGCTACTGCAAGTAGT